ATGAATATGTAAACAAAGAATACCAAAAATTCATTAAAAGCTTGAATGAAGATCTTCAATGGGGGCTTGCTGAAGGTGGAATTGCTTTTAAGCCATATGTAGACGGCAATCAAATATATGTTGATGCAGTTCATGCTGACAGCTTTTTTCCAGTAGCTTTCAAAGGAAAGAAAATAACTGCAGCTGTCTTTGTAGAACAGATTTTCAAAGGCAAAAACGTATATACCCGTTTAGAATATCAAAAATATGAAAACGGAGTACATACATTTGAAAACTACGCCTTTGTTAGAAAAGATTATGCTCATGGTAACTATCAGAACTCATACGATGATTTTGGAAATCAAATAGCATTGGATACAGTTCCTGACTGGAAGGGAATGGAAGAACATTTTGAAATAAGTGGTGTAGATAGACCCTTATTTGGATACTTTAGAGTTCCAATTATCAATACGATTGATAAAAACTCTCCTCTCGGTGTTCCATGTTATGTCAAGGCAATTGATTTAATCAAGGATGCTGAAGAACAGTACAGCCGTTATATCTGGGAATTTGTTGGTGGAGAAATGGCGGTTGAAGCTGTAAGTGATGCTTTTGAGATGAATCCATACACTAATAAACCTGAACTCCCTGCAGGAAAAAGAAGATTGTTTAGAACGTATGATATTGATACCACTTCAAACAATAATGGTATTTCAATAACTGAGCTAATCAAAGTACATGCACCACAGTTACGTGATGCAAACTATGCATCAGGATTCAATAACATTCTAAAAAGAATAGAATTCGAATGTGGACTTTCTTACGGTGATTTAAGCGATCCTCAACAAGTTGAAAAAACTGCAGAGGAAATCAAATCATCAAAGCAAAGAAAATTTGATACAGTTTCAGCTATTCAAGACAGTATGAATAACGTGCTTGAAGATTTAGCATACGCAATCAATGTCATGGCCATTGGACTTGGTAAATCAAATTCAATGGAATGTATTGTTGAAACCGATTGGGGAGACAGTATTCTTGTTGATAGCGAAAAGCAAAGAAATATTGATCTTCAAGAAGTGAATGCTGGATTGATGCCCGAATGGAAATACAAAGTAAAATGGCAAGGCATGACTGAAGAAGAAGCAAAAAGAGAAGTTGCTGAATCGTCTGAAGGCATTGGGTATGATGATATCGATGAAGATGATAATGAAGATAGTGTAAATGTTAACTGATAAATTTTTAGAAGAGTCGGGTGATGATGTCTCAAATGACTTCAGCACATTGGAAACTCTTCTTTTAATTTGGATGGGTTTACGTTTAAGAAACCTTGCATCTTTAGAAGATATCGAAGAAGAGTATCCAAAATGGAAAAATAAAGCTTGTAGAGAGTTTTTTGAATATTCGGGTACTGAATTTCAAAAGGTTAAGAAAAACTCTCAAAACAAAGTAAAATCAATCATAAAGGATGGAATTGCTTTAACAATAAGCAATATTTTTTCGAGATTGAAAGATACTGATGCTCAAACTTCTAAAAAAGACATGTTGAACAGGTCAAACAAGAATTTGAACAAAGGTATCAAGGATACTCAAGGTGAAATCAAAAACCTTTGCAACATTTCAAGAAAGTGCACCAACAAGCAGTTTATAAAGGCATGTGATGAAGCATATTCTAGAATCGTTGCAGGAAACAATGCTGACAAGGCCATTGAATCATCAATCAGAAAGCTTTCTCAAAAAGGTATCGAAGTAGTTGGTTATACTGATCATACAACTTCAATGGATGCTGCAGTTAAAAGAGCAGTTACAAGTGGTGTCAATCAAACGTCTTTGAAGTTTAAAATGGATAACTGCAAAGAATTGGGCATCAACATTGTAAAGACTTCAAGTCATGGAGGTGCTCGACCATCCCATCAGGAATGGCAAGGTAAGTTGTTTTATCTTCATACTCCTGTAAAAGGTCTACAGAACTTTAAAAAGGCAACGGGATATGGCCGTGTTGATGGTCTAGGAGGAGCAAACTGTAGACATTCATTTTATGAAGTTACTGATTATGAGTATAAGAACAATCTGGTTGATACCGAAGAATTTGACAAGAACAGGAATGATGATCAATACGAGCTGGAACAAAAGCAAAGATATTATGAGCGTCAGATTCGTTCTTGGAAGAAAAGAAAGAATATTCTTGATGAATGCGGTGTAGATTCCACCAAAGAAGCTAAAAAGATTAGAGAATGGCAAGATAAACGCTCTCAATTCATTAAAAAAAGCAACATTCAATTCAAGAAAGAACATGGTATTGATAGCGTTCTTAAAAAGGCTTATCCAAGAGAGAAAGTATTTAACGATAGCAAGTTATCAAACAAAAAAGGCAGTAAATTATACCATGATGACGAATGGCTACCATTCAATTTTAAGCCTAAAAAGGAAGATAAACCAAAAATTAAAATGATTACTAATTCAGATGAATTTGTTGAAAAAATGATGAAAAAAGTAACCATCGAAAGCGATAATGATGATTTTAAAGAAGGAATAAAAAAAGAAATTAAAATCATGCATGAAGAAGCTACAAAATTCTTGGTAAATAAGAAAATTTCTATTAAACAATCGGATACAGAAACGGCATATGATAGTAGCATGAATACTATCTTTGTAACTCAAAAACATTTAAAGCCTGGTACCTTAGCACATGAAGTAGGTCATGCTTTGGTTGATAAATATAATTTATATGAAAATGAAGAATTGGCAACAATCATGAGAAATGTTGTTGCTAACGCTAAATATAAAGTTATAAAAAAAGATGATGAATATTATCTTTCTTTATCCTCCGAAAAGTTCATCAGAAAATATCAGGGTAGAACGTATATAAATGTTACAAAAAAATATAACAATTTAAAAAAAGGGGAGCACTTGAAAGTAGAATCGATAGATTATACAAAACTAGAAGAATATGTCAGTGTAGGATACGAAACATTTGTAAGCAATCCTCAATTGCTATATGATAAAGATAAAGAGCTATATGATTTCTTTAAGAAAGGTGGATTGTTCAATGAAATCAAAAAAGGAAAGTAATGAAAAGACACAAATTGTAGAAGTTACAGGTAATCTTGAAGATACAATGACCGAAGAGGAATTAAAACAATTTGAGGAAGATTTTTATTTAGATGGAGGACCTGGATACATTCCTACCTGGTCAAGTTGCTATAAACCAAAAGAAAAGAAATAACATATTAAAGCAAGAAAGGGATGAAATAGAATGTCTGCAATTATAAAGTATCCAGAAGAAATTCAAAAATGCATGGATATCTATGAACCTTATAGCATTCAGATTTATCAAGGGAAATTAGAAGGTGTCCCTCAAGAAGCAATTGATGCGTACAATAAAGTAAAAAAATGGGCTTGGGAACAAGGACAATAAATAATAAGTCAACGAAAGTTGGCTTTTTCTTTTACTTAAAATCAGGAGATTTGATATGAAAACTGTAATAAAAGTATTGTTCATTCTTTTAATTGCTTTAAAACTTATTGATCTATTCATTTGTGGGTTATGTAAAATTCTTATCCCACTTTTTATTTTCGGTTTAATTATGATAATTGCTTTTATTTTAGAAATTTTTTAGTAAAAAAGGAGAAAAAAATGGGTTCAGATGAATTTTTAGATTTATGTAAAAAAGTAGTCAGAGAGTACACAGAAGAACATCTTGATAAAACGGATGGCAAAGTTGATTTTGATGTTTATGCTGTTTGGAGTTGCAAAGCATTGCAAAATAGTAAAGCTTTAGCATCAACATCTCTTCCGGACGGAATGTATTACGAATGTACGTATAATGGAGATAAGAAAGAACTTTATTTAGATGCTTATAAGAAAATTGAAAATAAATGTATTAAATGTTAGAAGGAGAATAATTATGGAATTTAAAAAAGCATTTGATTTAATGAAACAAGGAATGAAAATGAAATTACCTTCATGGGGTGGTTATTGGTATTGGGATGATGAAAAGAAAACAGTAATCATGCATACCAAAGATGGCCAAGAACTGGACATTAGAGAAACTGAAAGAGTTATTTATACGTTATCTAATATTCTTGATGATGGATGGGTTCTTGCTGATGAAGAAAATTGTCCTGAATTAGGTGGAGAAGCTACTTTTGGTTTTGATGAAGCTATTAAGTATTTAAAACGTGGAATGAAAATAAAACGTAAAGGATGGAATGGCAAAGACCAATACATTGAACTTGCAACAAACGTATCTTTCAAAACACCTAATGATGAAGTTATTAATGTAGATCATATTGATATGGGTAATAAAGCAATTGCCTTTCATGGGACAAGTGGTGTACAGCTAGGATGGTTAGCGAGTCAAAGTGATATGTTATCAGAAGATTGGACTTTTGTGGAATAGGAGAATGTGTAAATGAAATTATTTATTAGTCAACCAATGAGAGACAAAACAGATGAACAAATTAAATCAGAAAGAAAAAGAGTTTTAGATGAAATTAAAGCTTTATATCCTAATGAGGAAATCGAAGAAATTCAATCTTTCTTTGAAGGTGCACCACATAATGCAACATCTCTTTGGTATTTAGGAGAAAGTATCAAATTATTAGGTCAAGCTGACATTGCTTATTTCTGCAAGGATTGGGAAAAGTATCGAGGATGCTGTATCGAACATGAATGTTGTGTTAGATACTCAATTAAACATGTAGAAGAGTAGGAGGAAAAATAGAATGAATACGGTATATGCATTTAAGAGCGGTGTACATGTTAATTCTTCGACAATTAAAAAAATTACAAAAGCTTATTTTGAAATAGTAAAAAAAGAGCTTCCAGAAGAAGCACTTAATTTTGAAGTCAATGATTTTATTCTTGAAGAAATCAAAGCACAAATTAAAAGCAAAAAGATTTGCTTATAAGTGCTAGGAACAAAAAAATCTTGACTCCTTAATTTTGAGGAGTCCAATATTTGTTGATAATTACGTACTTTTTCAATAAGTTTTTATGTTTGATTTCAATTATGGTTAGCGCTATTGAAACAATATAAAAAGGTATGAAAAGGTATAAAAAAATAAAAAAGCTCTTGACTTTTGTTTGTACAAAATAGTAATATTTGTTTGTACAAAATTCATAAGAAAGGAGCGAAAGGATGAGTCCAAGAACTGGACGACCTACAGAAAACCCAAAAAATGTAAGAATTGGTGTTAGACTTACTCAAGATGAAAAAGAAATGCTTGATGAATGTGAAAAGAAATTGAATTTAACCAAAACTGAAATTATTTCATTGGGTATTCAAAAGGTTTATGAAAGCATAAAAAAATAGTTAGTTGCTCCGTGACCAAACATTACAACTAACTATTGCCAAAAGAGGCAAGATTATTGTACTACACTTTGCCTTGGAAAACAATTAAAGAAAGAGGTAAAAGATATGTTAAATGAATTAGATAAGTTATTTGACATGTTATCAGAAATTGAAAACAAATTAACTGACTTAGAAAGAATTAATTCAATGGTCATTGTTACATGTGATGCATGTGAAAACGGGAATGATATTAAATATGATGTTTCAAATGTCATGATGTTAATTGAAGACCAAATTGACATGGTAGAAGAAACTATTAGATCAAATGTTTCAAAGTGCAATGCTTTAACAAGAAACATTCAAGAAACAATTAAAAAAGGAGATTGTCAATATGGAAGAACTACAAATATTTAACAATGAAGAATTTGGAAATGTAAGAAGCTTGATGATTGACAATGAGCCATGGTTTGTTGGTAAAGATGTTGCTGTAGCATTAGGATATAAAAATTCTAAAAATGCGGTTCCAACGCATGTAGATGAAGAGGATAAGCTAAGTACTCAAATTGAGTACGCAGGTCAAAAACGAAATGTTACTGTTATTAATGAATCAGGATTATATTCATTAATCTTATCAAGTAAGTTACCATCCGCTAAAAAATTCAAACATTGGGTAACAAGTGAAGTTCTTCCAACTTTGAGAAAGACTGGTTCATATGCTAAAGTACCAACTGACCCAAGAAAATTGCTTATGTTGACAATTAAAGCCCATGAACAAACAGCTCAAAGAGTTGATGTTCTCGAAGAAAAGGTATCTGATTTAGAAAAATCAACAACGATTGACAGTTCACAACAATATACGCTTGAAAGAATTGCTAAAACAACTGTAATTAGTGCACTAGGCGGTATTGATTCAAGAGCTTACCAATTAATGAGCAGAAAGATTTTTAGCAATATCTGGAGAGACTATAAAAAGTATTTCAAATTAGGCTCATATCGAGATACCCTAAAGACTGATTATGAAAATGCTAAAAATTATTTGGAATCATGGTCTCCCGAAGTCAATACAAGCTTGAAAATCAAAGAATACAATAGTCAATTATCAATGGTATTAGATTAAAAATTAAATATGAATATAAAGCGAGTTCAAAAGACTCGCTTTTTCTATACGCAATTTTAGAGAAAGGAGGTGTTTTTCAATGGCTGAAGGATTAAGACCACATCATCATCAAGAATTTGAATATCATACTATTCAATATTTTGATAAGAAAAGACACGTTATTGTTAAGAAGATACAGTATATGTGTATGATTTGCGGTCGTGTTCGTCATGAAAAATACGATTGCTACGTACCGCCACCTAAAAGCAAAACAAAAGCACTAGAGAGAAATAAAAGGAAATACAGCAATAGAGACTGATATTTCCTTTTTTTGTACCCAAAAACTGAAAACAACATAGCAACACATGAATAAAACAAAAATTTTGAGGTGGGCAACTCGTAAAACTGCAACCGCACAGGCTGATGCAACCAGCGTACTAAAGCGTAGTGAATGAAAGGATCTTATGAAAAGAGAATTTTTAAAGAATTTAGGATTAACAGATGAACAAGTTAATCAAATCATGACTGAAAACGGTAATGACATTGAAAAATACCGCAAGGAAGTCGAATCAAAAACAAAAGAGCTAGAAACATTGAACACAAAATATGAATCAGCTCAAAACTCCTTGAATGATGCGAATAAGCAAATCAAATCATACAAGGATATGGATATTGAAGGTATCAAAAATTCCGCTGCTGAATGGGAAAAGAAATATAAAGATGAAACTGCAGAATTGAACAACAAATTGACTCAACAAGAAAGAGACTTTGCTACTAACTCATACTTTGCAGGAATGAACTTTACTTCTGAAAGTGCCAAACGTGGAATCATTTCTCAATTCAAGGAACAAAACTTTGAATTGAAAGACGGCAAATTCATTGGAGCGGATGAATATATCAATGGTTTAAAAGAATCGGATGCAGGAGCATTCGTTGTTGAAAAAACTAAAGATGAACCTTCATTACCAACATTTACAAAAGGTACTGCTTCTAAAGGAGCACCAGGTGGAGAAAACAATGCAAATGCATTCGGTTTCCATTTTGCAGGTGTTAGAGCAATGCCAAAAGAATAACAGATCAGGAGGAAATTAAATATGGCAGCAGTAAACTATGCACATGCATATCAACAAGCGTTAGAACAAGCTTGGCCTTATGCGCTTTATTTCGGAGATTTATTCAATACTCCAAATAACCAAAAATATAGATGGGTCAATGCAAGAACAATTGAAATCCCAACATTAGAAACTACAGGACGTGTAGATTCAACAAGAGATACAATTGCCAATGCAACTAGAAACTACAATAACGCATGGACACCATTAACTTTAACCAATGAAAGAAAATGGTCTACTTTGGTACACCCAAAAGATATTGATCAAACAAATATGGTTGCTTCAATCGGTAATATTACTGAAACATTCAACCAAGAACAAAAATTCCCTGAAATGGACGTATATTGTGTTTCTAAAATCTATGCTGAATATCAAGAATTAGGTCAAACACCTATTACTGATGAAATCACAGCAGCAAATATCTTAGAATATTTTGATAAAATGATGATCAACATGGCTGAAGCACGTGTTCCATCTACAGGAAGAATCTTATATATCACACCAGTTTACAATGCAATGTTAAAACAAGCTGAAAAATTAGCTAGAACTGTAATCATTGGTGATGCTGAAAATAAATTAAACAGAACTATCGCTAACTTAGACTTGGTTAAAATCGTTGAAGTTCCATCAGAATTAATGAAAACTGTATATGACTTCACACAAGGGTATAAACCTGCAGTTTCTGCAAAACAAATCAAAATGTTCATGGTGCATCCATTAGCAGTCATTACACCAATCAACTATGAATTTGCTAAATTGGATGAACCATCTGCAATGTCTGAAGGAAAATGGGTCTACTATGAAGAATCACATGAAGATGTATTTGTTTTAAAGAAAAAAGTAAATTCAATTCAATTTGCAGTTGAAAAATAATAAAGAGGAGGATGATCTATGTCACAAGTAAGAAAAGGAAATAGAATCCTTACAATCGAGCCACATAGAGTTGATGACTATGTTGCTCGTGGTTATGATCATATTGATGAAGAATCTGGTGAAGTCATTAAAAAAGGTGACCCAGTTTCTTTAGCGGATTTTAAAAGAGAATATTCATCTTTAAAAGCACAAATTAAAGAAAAAGATGCAAGAATCGTTGAATTAGAAGCACAAAACGCTGATTTAACAACAAAAGTTGAAGAATTAGAAGCAAATGCTAAAACTCCAGCAAAAGCATCTAAAGCTAAGAAAGATACAGCAGAAGAATAGTATGAAGGTTTCGTATGAATATTACGTAGATACATTCAAAGGAAAAATATGTCAACCTGAATTTGAGGACCTTGTTGAACCTGTAATTGATTTAGTCAAGGGTTACGCTGAACAATTCATTGCACCATGGGCATTAGAAAAAAATATCGATTATTACTGTTTGGAGCTTAAACGAGCTGTATGCTATCAAATCGATTATCTTCAAGCAAATGGTGGTTTGAATGCCTTAAATGGTACAAGCGATTTAGATTTACAAAGTGTATCGAAAGACGGATTTAATTATAGCTATGGCGATAGGGGCAACAAATTCAATGGTGTTCCTTTTTCATCCGTTTCAGCTTATATGATTAAAAGTGAATTGAGAAGAAAAGGTCTTATGTGCAGAGTGGCCAAACGATATGATTAGCTCTCCTCGTATTTTAAGACCTTTTACTGTTACTTTGATTCATAAAGTTGATGAAGATACTTTTATTCCATACGTTCTTGAAAACGTTGGATTTGATGAAAACTATGGCATTACACAATCAAACAAGGGGATTTCAGATGCGGACAGTGTTCTTTTAACGATTGATTTGAGTGATTGTGGTGAGCTTACATTTGTTGATCAGCATGATTACAAGTCAAAAAAGAATACTTTTACGATTGGGAATGAAGATTATTTTGTCTTGGATGTGGTAAAAGAAACGGACTATGATGAATTGAAAAAAACAACCAATGTCTATTCAATCAATAAATATGCCTGTTATCGCCCACCAGGAACAAATGAAATCCAGTTTATTGAGGTGTATGCTTCTTGAAGATTTCTATTGATGTTGACTTTTCTCAAGTAATGAAGGATTTAGATGCGACTAAGGAGAAAGCCTATCATACTCTTAAGAATTCTGTAATAAGAGATACTGATCCTTACGTTCCTTTTTCCAATCTACATCATACGCACTTAAGAGAAATGCCTAATATTGGAGAGAATGCCAAAGAGAAAAAACAAGTCATTTATGATACTGATTATGCGCAACATGTGTATAAAGGTACAGGGATGAACTTTGACAAGTCACGTCATCCAAAGGCAACGGCCAAATGGTTTGAAAAATCAAAGAAAGCAAACATCAAGAAATGGATTAAAAGTGTAGAGGACGTGTTTAGAAATGGAAAATAAATCAAATAAAAAACTGACATATGAAGAATACAACAGGGTATTGGATTGTATCTATGACTTTTGCAAGAAGTTGGATATTCAAAATGTACAAAAAAACATGTGGAAATTAGATTTCTTTACTTCAAACAAGGATGACCAAATCATGGTTCAAAGAATATCTAATCGTGCTGAAAAAATAAATGAAAACATCATAGGAGGCTATACTGCTGTATTGCCTTTTTATATTAACTTTCAATCAGGTGCTAAAACTGAAAAGAGTGTCAAGAAAATCACGGATGTTCTAGATGATTTAGCAAACCAATTTGAAATGGAAACAATGAATAAATTTGAAAACATTGTTTTTCCTGAAGATATAGTTCCACAGAAATTAGAAATGATTGCCAATCCTGGTGTTGAAACCTATGACAATGGCATTGCTAATTTTTCAGCACTGTATCAATTAACTTACTACAAGAAAGGAGCGTTTGAATAATGGCACAAACATTAAGAAATACTGTAGTAAATCGCCACGAAAACCTACACTACGTCAAATTCGATGGTGTATCAAAACCTGTATTGGCTGGTACTGGTTTAACTGATTGGACTCAAGCTGTAGATCCTTCAACCGATGACGGACAATATATCAATGAAAAGACTTCTCACTCAAACATGATGGCATACACACCATCGGTTTCTTATTCAGGAGAATTGATTCCTAATAATGAATTTGTAAGACATATTTACGAGGTTGGTAAGAAAGAAGTCATTGGTTCCATGTTTGATGAATATGAAATTGAAACATGGGCACCTGTTGAAGGTTCAAGTGGAAGCTTTGCAGCACATCATAGACAATATGAAATTCAACCATCTAACCCTGGTTCTGGTGAGGGTGGAGGAAAAATTGCATTGGAAGGAACTTTTGCTCAAAAAGGTGCTTCCGAACACGGCCAATACAATGTGGCCACTGGTGAATTTACTGCAGGTGAATATGACTACACAACTGGTAAATTTACAGCTGCTTCACCTCAATCAGGTGCGTCATCTACACCAGCAGGCAAATAGAAATCAAATAGGAAAGGGATTATTACTATGTTAGAAATCAAGATTCAAGAGAATTTATTCGATGTAAAAATTAAAGATCGTATTTTCAGTATCGATGCTGACAATATCGATAATCATTTGCTGATTGACAAGTTCATCAAAAAATACAGAGGCAATCGTACAATTGACGATACCTTTATTGAAGACTGTCAATTCGTCATTGATGAATTATTAGGAAAAGGCTCATATGATTATCTTTTTGATAAGGATGATTTAAAACCTTACTACGTAATCCTAGCTCTTGCAGAAGAAATTCAAGCCAAGTTTGATGAACACGCTACGACTGAACGTCAAAAAGAAAAGCAAGACAGAATCAAAAATGAGCTTGACAGTTTAAACTCACTTACAAGGGAATTTGGAAACCTTCAAAAGCAAATGGATTACACAAAAAACAAATACGGGTTAAAAGATTATGTTAATTCTAGACAAAAGAGATCTTCAAAAAACAATAAGAATAGAAAATCAAGAAATAGAAATAAGAACTGATTTTAGAACATGGATTCAATTCTCTTGTATCGTTTCTGACAAGTATATTGATAAAAATTATAAAATCCCTATGCTGTTTGATTTGGTGATTCCAAACTATGAATTGTACATGGAAAATGTTGATTCATTGGAATTACTGAAAGGAATTCTTGATTTCTACAAATGTAATAAACCGGATAAACCTGAGAAGAAACCTAATAAAAAAGTTGGGTTTCTTTTTGATTATGATATGGACCTCATCTTTGCTGCGTTCATGCAGCAGTATGGCATAAATCTATTGAGAACCAATATGCATTGGTGGGAATTCAAAGCATTACTTAATGGATTGAATGACGACACCAAGTTCGTTCAGGTCGTTGGATATAGAACTGCGGATCTATCGAAAATCAAGGACAAGAAGGAACGTACGAGAATGAAAGAACTTCAAGATTATTATGCCATTCAAGAACAGGGAGACCCATTCCAAAGAACTCAGGAAGAAATCGAAGCAGAATTATTTGAATCGTTAGGAATTCCAAAAGAATAAATTAAAGGCAGGTGGTATGATGGCAGATGGTAAAGTTGTAATTGATTTAGAAATCAATGATAAAAACGTTGATAAGAAACTCAATACAGCTGATAAAAAAGTAGATAAATTTGCTAAAGATGTATCACAAAAAGAAGCTAAACCTAACGTTGATGCTGATACTAAGAAACTAGAAAAGAAGCTTGATGAAGCATCAAATGATGTTGAAAGTTTTTCAAAAGAAGCTACTGATAACGCAAAAGTTGAAGGTAGTGCAAAAATGGACACTTCCAATTTTGAAAAGAGTGCCCAGACAGTAAAATCAGAAGCATCTGCGGTTGAAAAAGCTATAGATGTTGATGGTAAAGTTGATGTTGAAGATAAAGCATCATCTAAATTAGATAGTGTAAAGAAAAAAGCGGATGATTTTTCAAACGAAAATATCAAACCCCCTAAAATAGACCCTCCTGACACCGATGGTTTTGAAGAAGCACTTCAAGAAATGGAAGACAAAGTCAAATCATTCGGTGCTAAGATTGCAGGATATCTAGCCATAGGAGAAGCAATTAAGCAAGGGACTGAAATTGGAAAAGAAGTCTATGCTGATTTTGAAGATTCAGTTGCACGTGTCAAAGGCGCTCTAGGAGAAACAGATGACCAAGCGAGACAGACTGCACAGGTCATCAAGGATGTTTATGAGGCTGGACTTGGTGAAAGTATGGACCGAGTGGCCGAAGCCGTTGTAAGAATCAAGCGAAATCTTGGTGAAATGGATGACGGAACTCTAAACGCTATTACACAACAAGCAATCATTCTTGAAGATACATTTGATGTAGATATGAATGAAACATTGCGTGGTGTCAAAGGATTGATGAAAAACTTTGGGTTAACTGCACAAGAAGCAATGGACTATATTGTCGCAGGAACTCAAGAAGGGTTGGACTGGACTGATGAACTAGGAGATAACATTTCAGAGTATTCAGGAAAGTTCTCTCAAGCGGGATATTCAGCAAGTGAATATTTCCAATTATTGAAAAATGGCTCCGATAGTGGAGCGTATAATCTCGATAAGGTAAATGATGCCATCAATGAAGTAACTACTCGTTTAGCTGATGGAACCATTGAGGGTGCTCTAGGTTCATTTTCAAGCGAAACACAAAAGACATTCAAAGCATGGCAGGATGGAAAAGCCACTCAAAGGGATGTTATCGACAGTATCGTAAGTGACATTACTAAATGTGATGATCAACAAAAAGCATTGACAATGTCAGCTACTGCTTTCGGTACAATGGGAGAAGATGCCAATCTTACATTTGCTAAAGCGTTGAATAGTGTTGGAACTACTTTTGATGATGTTTCAGGAAAAGGACAACAGTTTGCTGATGAAACAACGACTCCAATGCAAGAATTGGAATCAAAAGTTAGAAAGGTCAAAGATCAGTTACAGCCTTTAGGTGATTTGTTCTATGATGTAGCAGGAGTTGCACTTGATAACTTTACACCATTATCAGCTGTTATTCTTACTGTAGCAACAGCACTTGCTACTTACAAAGGAATAGTTCTTCTCACCGAAGGAGTAACCAAGGGATTAGCATTAGCGCAGAAACTATTAAATGGCGAAATGATGTTGAATCCAATCGGCCTAATTGTAGCAGCTATTGCTGCCTTGGTAGCTGGATTCCTTTATTTATGGAATACAAGCGATGGTTTCAGGTCGTTCTGGATAAATCTATGGAATTCTATAACATCAACATGCGGGCCTGTGATAGATACAATCGTCTCATTCTTTACTGAATCGATACCAGGTGCAATTGACACGCTTGTAGAGACTTTCAGCAATATCGGTCAAACGATTGTTGAATTTTTTTCTGGGCTTGGAGAATCAATTGCATCATTTTTTACTGAAACGATACCGCAAGCATTTGACAGTTTCATTGAAATATTAACAGGATTTATTAGCTCAGCAATCGAATTTTTCAATCAGTTGCCATACAACATTGGCTATGCGATTGGTTCGATAATTGGTTTTATCGTTAGCTTAGGAATTAAATTCGTTGAATTTTTAACGGTTGATGTTCCAAATTTCGTAACAGGTTTTATTTCTTGGATTTCTCAATTACCTGGCCAAATATGGACGTATATAACTGATATCATAGGAAAAGTAGCTGAGTTTGCTTTGAATTTGATTTCCAAAGGATATGAAGCAGGCTCAAACTTTGTATCAAGCATCATCAGTTTTGTTACAGGATTACCTGGGCAAATTTGGAGCGTATTGTCAAATGCTATTGGAAAGGTTGCTGAATTCGTTGTCAAGATGGGTTCAAAAGGGATTGAAGCAGCCAAATCACTATGGAATGGTATTGTTGATACTCTTGTTGGATTGCCTGGTAAAATGGCAGATATTGGTAAAAATATCGTGGAAGGTATCTGGAACGGTATCAAGAATGCAAAAGACTGGTTGCTTAGCAAGATTGGCGATTTTGCAAATGGTGTTGTAGATGGTATCAAAGGATTCTTTGGCATTCATTCACCTTCAAAAGTCATGAGAGATGCCATTGGTAAATTCTTACCACCAGGTATTGCGGTAGGTTTTGAAGTGGCCATGCCAAAAGCTCAAAAATCTATGAACAAAGAACTTGAAAAAATGACAAGTGACTTGAATGGTATTATGAACTTCAATTTGGATGATATCGAACTGAAAACAAATCTTGATATTGCAAGACAAACAGCATTTGAAAGCATTGTCACAAATGAATTAAAAATAGATTATGATAAGATGGGAAATTCAACAGCTAAAGCAATTAAAAACAGCGGTATGTCTTTCAAAGTAGACAAGCGTGAATTTGCTAGAATTATTTAGAAAGGAGCATTTATGAAAGTATATTATGTCAATTCAAACAATGAGCAAATAGATCTGTTAAGTGCTCCTTATCATATTGAAGAAACTGACTTTTTTAACTTTGAGTGGTCATATGAAACTGAAAATAGAAGGGTCACACGCTTTTATCGTGATGTCGAAACGAAAAAGGTTAGTGTAGATATCTTTAGCCAAAATCAAAAAGACTTCTACAGTGCTCTAAATAGACTCGTTGAGATATTTGATGTAGATAACGTAAGCAATGTCAAAGGAAAACTCTTCTATAATGACTACTATATAGAGTGCAATATCTTTAAAAACCAAAAAGACATGAAGTCGTATATTCTTCCATACGCAAAGGTAGATTTAACTCTGGTAACTGATTCAACTAAATGGATCAAGGAAGATACCTACCATTTTTACAGCAGTGGTGAAGGAAAAAAAGCTGGAACAAAGAAGTATTCCTATAAATATCCTTATATTTATGGTGCAAGTGAAGGACAAATGACAGTTAGAAATACTGGAGTCGTTGAAAATGATATTTTATTAAGAATATATGGTCCGGCACAAGACCCGGCCATTAAAATAGGAGACAACCTTTATCAAATCAATACGACACTTGAAGCAAATGAAAGACTTGAAATCGATACAATGAAAAAGAAAGCTGTAAAAATCACAGCACACGGTGATGAAATCAATGTTTTTAATGACAGGAACAAAGACAACAGATTGTATATTCCCATCCCACCTGGTACAAATATCGTTGTTTGGAACAATTCTTTTTCATTTGATATCGTTGTCTATGATGCAAGAAGTGAGCCAAAATGGGAGAGTGATGAATGATGATGGAGTTCATCTACACGGATCCTAACGGAATCGAACAAGGACCATTGTTAAACTGTAGCCTAGACTTGGAAATTGGAACATATGACAAAGCCAAGAACGACTTTGAAATAACCGTTTCAACGGACAGCTGGGACCGCAAATTGACATATGACAGCAAGTTTTATTGTGTCGGTACCGAATTTGGTGGGATAGTAAAAAGTATCGAAATAGATACTGAAGCTGAAGAAGTAAAAATAGGGGGCATATGCCCAAGAAAATTGCTAGCAAATGATATTATTCAGCCTAAAAAAAGAACTGATGAATACTATGAATTCATAGGTGAAGCAAATGAATGCATTCGAGAATATATCAATTCATCAACTGATTTTTTCAATTATATTGAAAATAAATCTAAATCAGTAAGTTTAAAAAAGAAACTGGCTGATTTTTTTGTTGTTTCACAAGAAGATAGTGGAATAACCATTAATTATCAGGCACGTTATTACAACACGTTGCAGGCATTTGAAACAATGCTAAATGATGCAAATGCCAAACTTAAACTTATTTGGAATAAAGATGGACAGATTGAACTTTCAGTTGAGCCTATTATCAATTATTCCGAAAAACTCCAATTCGACAATGATTACAATCTGCAGATTATTGCTAAAAAAGATATAAATCAATGTAATCATTGCATTGGATTAGGCAAAGGCGATTTGCAAGAAAGGCAGGTTGTTCATGTCTTTAAAATCAATGATCAATATTTAGAGTTGAGTGAAATTGATGACAGCTCTTTGATTCCAATTGAATTGAATACAATGACGTATGACTATTCAAATGTTGAAAGCGTTCAAGAACTGATAGATGGAACCAAAACAAAATTAAAAGAAGCACAGACTGATAACTCTTTAGAAATTACATTTGATAATTTATCTCCTGAAATTGGAGACATTGTAGGAGCAAAAGAATACATAACAGGTATTTCTATGCAAAAGCCTATTGTACAAAAAATCGTTAAATGTACGTTTGAAAAAGACTACACAGACTGTGACATTGATTACAAGGTAGGTGATTAGATGGCAAGTTCAAGCGATGCAGTTGAGGCAATTACATTGACAGGAAAAGAAGTATCTGCAAGTATCGATGCATATTTGTTTGATGCTCTATATTCAGTTGATGGTATTTTTACAAAAGGTAATCAAATGGAAGCTTCTATTGTCAGCAATAACAAAGTAAGGATTGCTGATGGATTGCTTATAAACCAAGGACATTTTCTTAGAATCAAACCAGGAATGTATTGCGATGTGCCAATTGAAAATGGTACTCAAAACATGAAACGTTGCGATTGTATCGTTGCTCAATTTAAAATTGACGAGAACGGAGAATCGCACGATATTGTTGTCATCCAAGGTACACCTGGAGAACAAGAAACAGTTCCGTCATTAACAAAAGATGATCTTGAAAACGGTGGTGCTTTACGTCAAATTGAATTGTTCAGAGTTCATTTGAATGGAATCAATATTTCAGGTGTCGACAGGATTGCTAGGACAGTCAATTCATTTAGTGATGCAATCTTTTACAAGGGTTAACATATGAGAATTATTGAAATCTATCTGAATGAAAATCAATCACATTCATGTACTAGAAATATCTTCTATGCTGGAAGAAAGTATGATAGCAACAATACAGCTGTCAAATTCACCAACAAAAATCTATTCATTGATGGCTGGAACTTCTACTTGAAAGTAGATATGGACGATGAAGTAACTGAAATACCATTACTTCAAAATCTATTTATCATTGGAGAAAATCTTACTCAAACAGCAGGGGTATTAACCTGTACATTGATTGGCAGAAACAGTGATGATAATTCTACTAAGACATTTGAACCGTTTAGATTGAAAATCGAAGATGTCGAATATGATCAGGATGATAAGGAACAACAACCAATGGATCCAAACATGAAGTTGCTGTATGAACAATTAATTAATTTAAAACAAGAATTACAACAAAAAGAACTTGCGACTCTTCCTGCAGGTGGTAATAAAGACCAAGTATTGCAAAAAGCAAGCAATATCGATTATGACTTTGCATGGAAAGATATGCAGGGAACAGCCACTGAAATGTCTGATGATGAATTAGACAATATGTGGGAAGAAGTATTTGAATAAAAAAATAAATAGAAAGAGAGATATATATTATGAGTTTTGTAACTGATTCAATTCTAAAAACAGCCCTAGGAAAAATTAAAGCATGGGGCGAAGGAAAATTTGTAGCGCAAGAATCTGGAAAAGGTTTATCTACAAATGATTATACGACAGCAGAAAAAACTAAATTAAATGGTGTTTCTGCTGGTGCTCAAGTAAACAAAATTGAAAGTGTAAAAGTAAATGGCGCAGCTTTAACTCCTGATTCATCGAAAGCTGTAAATGTAGATTTATCTGCTTATGCTAAATCAGCTGATGTAACAAAAGAAATCGCATCTGCAGTATCAGGAGTAACTCAAATCGATTACTCAGTTGTCGAATCATTACCTTCAACTGGTAAAAAAGGTATTATCTATTTAGTTGCTAATAGTGATTCTGGTAATAATATCTATGATGAATACATCTATATCAATTCTAAATTTGAAAAATTAGGTTCAAGAGAAATGGATCTAAGCTCTTATGCTAAAAAGACTGATATTCCAACAAAAGTATCATCATTAACAAATGATTCAGGATATCAAACTGCAACACAAGTAACTTCAGCTATCAATGCTAAATTAGTAGTAATGACTGATACTGAATTAAATACAATGTGGACTGAAGTATTTGGAGCATAATCAACTAGGAGGTCTTATATATGAAAGATTTCTTTAAGAGAGTTTTGTTTTCAAATGTAAGTGAGCACGCATCTTCAAAAACTGTTTCAGCTAATAGCGCTAAGATTCTAACAAGTGATATTTTGAAAACTTTTATGACAAAGTTAAAAGATACGTTTGCTTTGAAGTCACAATTAACATCATTGCAAAAGCAAGTTGGACAGCTTGAAAAGACAGTCAGTGAATTAGAAACTGATTTAAAAGATGCAGTATATTACAGAGAGTAGATTGATTTCTGCTCTTTTTTAAAAGGAGAAAAATATGAAAAATTTTGAAACACGTGAGTGCGTTGTACACACACACACACAACGCTTACAGAAATTAGAGAAGGTACTATCAAGTGCCTTTTCGAATATTTCAAAAAGATTGGTGGTGACAAGCATTTAGACTTGTCACGTGATTTTAATGCCTAGTCTAGTTGATAAAAACGAAAATACCATTATTGAACTGAAAAATGTGAGTGAAAAACAATTCACTGGTCGTTATTGGTTTGATGGAAGAAAGATATATTCACAAGCTTTTAAAGTAAGTAACTCAAAACGGTCTGACTATGATACATTTAATCATGGTATTCAAAACGTTGATGTTATTTGGATTAAAAATGCTTGCTTTTGGCAAAAAGGAACAAATATTTACTATACGTTTGGATATATTACTTCACTTGATGATTTAAAAAGAAATAGTAGCTTTATAAATGTAAACAAAAATAACATTACTTATTATATCGGAGAGTGGCTATTAGGAGCAGCTAAATGTGATGTATTTGTAGAAGTTGAATTTATTGAGAAAAACTAGCATTAAAATCTAGACATTTTTAAATGTCAACATGCCAAAATTTATTGATAAAGATGGGAATGAATTGCTTGATTTACAAATGTCTCTTGATGAGCACTGGACAGGAAAGTACTGGATTGATGGTAAAAAGATTTATGAAAAAATCATTACGTGGACTGGATTGAGTGTTGGAGTAAGCACAATCAATCATTCAATCAGTAATTTAAACGAGTTTATTGATTATGAAGTCACATGTTCAAATGGTACTGATTTCTATAGATTTCCTGTTACTTATTATTCTGGAGGTAATAGCGGAACATTCTATTGTACGTATTTAATTATGAACGTAGATAACATTCGCTTTGCTAATAATTATAGTTGGGCAAATTATAAATTTAAAGCAATTATTCGTTACACAAAAAAATAAAGGCACTAGTATCTTTTCTTATTTGATTTTTATTAAAAGAATTAAAGAAAGAGAGGATCATACAAATGTCAAAAATTAAAAAATTCGTGGGGGGGGTACTGTTTACTAGCAATATTAAAAACAGTATCCTTTTACCTATTACCTTTGACAAAGGAGGTGCAGTTGAATAGCTGTGCTTCTTTAAAAAGAGGTGTTATTTATGGCTAAATTTGTTAATTCCAACGGAGATGAAATCAATGCTGATGCTGTTCTTTGGAGTGGTAGTCATTTTGGCTATGGTCACGATTTAACATTAAATGATGATGCTTTGAAATTTAAAGAGTTAATCATAATTAGTGATAATAGCGCAGTTATTGCACCAATTATTGATGGAGAGATCATATATTCTGGTGTTGTTAACAACTGGACTGTTACTAATATGTCTTTTAAATATAATCAGGCATCAAAACTGTTACACATTGATAATTGCAGATGGACAAATTCATCTAACAATCAAGGTACAACTGTTACTAAAGTCATTGGAAGATATTAGTCATAAATAAAAGCTGTTCTCATGATATGGGAAAATTTGTAAAAAATGATGGAACTAAAATTCCAATTGGAACAATATTATTTGATGGTGCAACACAAAGTGATTTTACATTAACTGAAGATATTTCTCATTATGACTATTTAGAAATCTTTTATAGAAGTCATAACTGGATAAATCCTAAAAGTACTAGAATGTCATTAAAAGCAGGTGCAAGAGTACATTTATCAGATGTTCATACAGATGGAAATACTGTTTCTATATATGAGATGAATCTTGTTTTTAGTGGCAAAAATGTTACATTAAGTGGATGTACTAAAGTCGCTGCTGGTGCGTATATAACTGCGGTTGAAGGAACAATATACCAAGTAATAGGATACTGATTGCTAGCAAATAGGAACTTATGTCTCAATTTGTTAATGCAAATGGAAATACATTATTAAATCTTAAGTTTTCTTTAAAAGAACAGGAAACAGGGATGCAATGGATTGATGGTAAAAAAATATATTGCAAAGTAATACTCGTAAGCGGGTTTGATAGCAAGGATAAATATGTACCACATAATATATCAGATTTATACAGTGTATTGAGTTGTGATTTATTTATGAAAACGGCTGATGGAACAAACCACATGATGCCGCGAGCACATCAAGATGAAGATCATGATGGTATTTCTATTCAAATAACTAAAACAAATTTAATATTGCAAGTCGGAAAATCAAATGGTTTTCCAAATGCAACAGGATATGCAATATTGAAGTATATAAAAAGCGAATGATTAAAGGACGAAAGTCCTTTTTTTGATGCCCTGGACACGGCTTAAAACTATCTAGAAAGGGTGATTGAATTGAAAGTTAAAAAATATGATTTTAATCAATGGGTAAAAGCTGCAGGTATTAGAGCAGTCAAAACGGTAGCTCAAACTGCTGTAGCACTAATTGGAACATCTACTGTCATGAATGAAGTCAATTGGGCAATGATCATTAGTGCAAGTTGTCTATCTGGTGTTGTTTCAATTCTAACAAGCGTTGCAGGACTTCCAGAGTTGGAAGAAATTGTAGATGAAAGTTAGGAGTGAAATCATATGACAGAAGCAGTTACAGTTGCTTTGATTTCTGGTCTATGTGTAGCTGTGCCTAGTGTAATCACTACAATGTTTTCAAACAATAAAGCTAATACATTAATGAATTATCGTATTGATGAGCTGACAAAAAAAGTTGAAAAGCACAATAACGTAGTTGAACGTATGGCGCTTCAAGAGCGTGAAACTAAAGCAATATGGAAAAGAATTGATGAAATCAAAGAGGAATTAGAGAAAGAGAGTGAATAGCTCTCTTTTTATTTTAAAAAAGGAGGTATTAACATATGGGATATGTTATGAAAAAAAATTTAGCGCGTAAAGAAAATTATGGTAGTCAACGTAATACAAATGATATTAAATGGTTGGTCATTCACTACACTTCTAACGATGGTGATAGTGATGAAGCAAATGGAAAATATTTTGCTAGAGAGATAGTAAAGGCATCCGCTCATTACTTTGTAGATGATGATAGTGTAACACAATCTGTACCAGATAATTATGCTGCTTATGCGGTTGGAGGTAAATGTCAATCAAATCACCACCCATATTACAAGAAAGCAACAAACTCAAATTCGATCTCTATCGAAATGTGTGATAATCATAAGGACGGAGTTGTTAATATTTGTGATGAAACTCTCGCTAATACTTATGCGTTAGCACGTGCATTGATGAAAAAATACAATATTGATATTGATCACGTTGTACGTCATTACGATGTCAATGGTAAATTATGCCCAAACTGTAATGGTTTACTAAATGATAACGTATGGCAAACATTCAAGAATAACATTGTTAACTCTACAACTGGTGCACTAGGCACAGGCACTGTAGTTCCAGCTGCTGCTAAAAATGATAACTTAGACAGTTTGATCGCAAGAGGTCAACAACATTCAATCAACTTTACAGGTCATTCAATTGCAACTGATGGTGCATATGGTCCTAAGACTCAAGCCAATATTGCTAGATGCTTCCAACACGCTATTAATTTGGACTATGGCAAAAACTTAAAAGTTGATGGTGCTTTTGGTAAAAACAGTAAATCGGCTTTAGGTAAACACTATGTCAAACGTAAAGAAACTCAATACATGGTTACAGCAGTAGAAATTGCGTTAATGTGTAGAGGATATGATCCATCTGGTGTTGAATGTCCAGGTAAATTTGGTAGTGGATTAGAAGCTGCAGTAAAACAATTCCAATCAGATAGAGGATTGAAAGTTGATGGAATTGCAGGAAGAAACACTATTTTGAAATTAATAGGTGTTTAGAATGAAAAGATTAAAGATTATCATCATTATATTACTTTTATTGAATATTTGTTTACTTGCCAAAAATACTCAATATCGTTCTCAAATCATAGAAAAAGATAATCAAATTGAGAAATTAAAACAAGAAAATTTGAAATATCAATATCAAATTGAAAAAATGAATGAACAATGGGGAGTGTACAGTAAATAATTAAGTAGTATAATTAAAGTTGTAAAAATTTAATTGTATTATAACTGATCCATACTTTAGTTAAATTATTCGACGTCAAGAAACAATTGAATATTTTACATTAAAAAAAAGCCTACTCAATCAAGAGTAGGTTTTTTTATTTATTCATATTCGTATTCGTTTTCAACGATAACATCTACACGTTTCATAATTGTATCAGCAACGACATCATCTTTTAAGAGCAATTTGAAATCAACTTTTAATTTAAAAAAATCTAGCAAAACGATGTATGCGTAGGCATTAGCATCTATTTCTTCATTCTGAAGATTGTATTCTCTTATGGAAAGCTCATTGCTAGTTTTATAATTATCAAAATCAAAGACATGTGTATCGATTTGATATTTATGTCTTAATTCATGCGCGATAGCAAATGCCATATCAACATCACCGTATTCATATTTGGTTTTTAAATACAAAATTGATTTTTCATTTTCATAAGCCAATGTAGCTAGTTGAGTACCTTGATTGAATTTTTTATCATCTGTAACTATACTATCAGGTATAGAGATACATAGGTCCTCACATACTTCTTTGATAAATTCTAATATTCCGTTCATTATTTTTCCTCCTTCAAATTATAAATTTTATTATATAATTCCTCTATAGTTAGATTTAAAGCTTCAGAAATTTTCATTCCATTTTCCACTGATGTGCTTTTAAATTCTGTATTGCCTTTAATAATATCCACCAGAGTTGAGCGAGAAATTCCTGTTTCTCTAACAAGTTGAGCAATTGTTTTATCAGTTAAATCCAATAGTTTCATTATTATCATCCTTTCTAATTGATTTCAATTTTTGCGTAACTATCATCATATGATACGTCACCCCATTCTTCATCCCAGTAAGAACCAGTGTCGTGATCGCTGAATCTGATACATAATTCTTTTAAATCTTCTAGCTCTTCATCATCCATATCGTCATAGTAATCGGCATCGTCAGTTTCATTCATAACCATTTCCATGTTCCTTTGAGTGTATGGAATATATAGATATGTGCTGATTGATTTTCTAGAAGTTTCAATTCTATAATTTTCAAGATTGAAATCTTTAACTAACATATTTATTTTCTTTTCAATATGTCTTAATTTTGATTGAGCATCAGCAAGTTGATCATCATATTTTCTATAGTCATTTATTGCTTTATCAGTATCATCAGGAAGACATTCTTCATAATAAAACAAAAAATTAATTGCATCTTCAACTTCATCTTCATCAAATCTATAATCTCGACCGTATTCTTCACAATCTCCATTTTCTTCAAAATCGATATCTTCATCTTCTGCCGCTTCATCTTTCATTTCGAAGTAGTTTTCAATATCCCAATTTGCAGTAGAAATAATATTTTCAACTGCATTTTTTTTAAAAAAAAGTAAATCTTCAATATAATTATGTTCCATTTTTCTTCACCTCTTTTTTTTAATCTTCTACAGCACTTTCTAATAAATATTGAGCAATTTCATATTGATTGTTGAAAATTGCTTGAACAGCAGTTACTATTTTATCAACGTAAGTACCAGCTTGATTGTAGAAACTTTTTTTATAATAAACATCAGCTAGATCGTAAACAGCAGAGATAACTTCTTTGCTGACATGAATTTTACCTTGTTTGTTACAAGCAAAGACAACGTTTGCTTGTTTTCTTGTGATTCCAATTGATACGTTTCTTCCTTCTTTTAAACATTTATGTACCATTTCATTTGCGAAGTCATGTGCTCTTTGTTCTAGTGTGTTCATTTTCTTTTACCTATGTCCTTTGGACTACCTTTCTTATTACACTTATATTATATAACGGTATACCGTTAAAGTCAATATAAAAATAGCGGTTTATCGTTATTTTTATATTATAGACATCATAAATACGCAAATTCACATGCACATTCAATTAGTTAACAGAAAAAGCAAATGTAATATTATCTATTCTTCAAAAAAATCTACAACTTTATTTTATTAACCAAACAGAAAGACCTACTCATTGATTTGAGTAGGTTCTTTTTTTATATATTATTTGCTTTTTCAATCGTGTCTTGCATTGCTTTTCTGATCACATCTGATTGTTTAATTCCAAGCTTTTTACAAGCTTCTTTGAATTCATCTACAAATTCAGTTTTGTACGATGCTTTTACTTGCTTCATGTTTTCTTTTTGCCATTCTCTCATGTATTTTACTTGATCAAATTTTTTATTTTCCATAATTATTCCTTTCCTAATAAATAAAAGCCTAAAATCATTAATATCATTCCTAAAAACCAATAAGTTTTAAACAGTGTAAGGATAATACCTAAAAACAGAATTATTATTTTTATTTCTTTTTTCATATTATTTGATATAATTTAGATGAAGAAAGAGAGAAGAAGATTATTTCTTCTTTCCCTTCTTTGAACTCTTTTTGCTGACATATTTTGAACCGATGTAACCAACAATTAGAGTTGCTATTGGTTGGGCGAAGTTATTAAAGATTTCGCTCAATTTTTTTAAATCATCTAAATTCATATCCTTACCTCCTCTCTTTACAATATTATTATAACATAATAGTACCATTATGTAAAGGGTGAGAGGTATTTTTATGTGTTTTTTCAAATTTTTCTATCCTTATTATATATAGGTGATTATTTCAATAAAAGTTGAGGAATAATACAATATGAAACAGTATAAAATAGTATGAAAAGAGATATGCAGATAAAATTCGTTGCACAAATATAATCAATCAATGTATAATACCTATAGCAAGAAATGAAAATGGGACAAAAATTAGACGTTTATGAATAGGGGAGTTTTTAGTATGGATAGAGAATATGATGTTTTAGATATAGCAAGATATATAATTAATAAATGCAATAATGAAGAAATTATTATTTCCAACTTAAAATTACAAAAATTATTATATTTTGTTCAAGGATATACTTTTGCTTTTACAGGCCATAGATGTTTTTCTGATAAAATTGAAGCATGGAGCTATGGGCCGGTATGCCCAAGGGTGTATCATGAATTTAAAAAATACGGTTCAGATGCTATACCACCTATAAATTATTATGAGGTTGTGGAATTTGATGGGGATAGTATTCAATGGGTTGAAAAAAAATTCAGTTCATTAGATATTGATCAAGATACAAGAGATACTATAGATGTTATAATTGAAAAGTTTGGACATATAAGTGCCATAAAACTTGTTTACATTACACATAGTCAAGCACCTTGGATAGAAACCTATAATAACCCAAATAAACAGGATGATACTATAGATGAAAATCTTATAAAAAATTTTTTTACTCATCAAGTATATGGAGGATAGTAGTTTATGGATATTAATTCAAAAAGAAGCTTGATTCCAGAAGATAAAAATGAATATTCGTTTTTGGAAACAATTCAAGCTGAAACTGTAAATTTAGCTAAATCTCTTAATACTCCCGAACAAGAATTTAATATAGATGATTTTGAAAAATTATTAGATGACTATTTAACTAAATATAGCAGGATTTTATATTCCTCTTTTACAGCGTATATTTATCGTCTAAAATCAGAAAAGAAAGATAAAGAAATTGATAATATGAGTGGCAATTTAGTAAGTATAATTTCCTCTTTTAATGTTGAAGAAAAAATTGAAGATAGACAAAAAATACTTCTTAAACTTTATGATCATATTTCTTTAGCTACTAGACAAGCATCGACTATGGAAGTAACAAAAGAAAAAGTTGATCCATATATTTTAAAAGCAACAGAAACAATTAAATCTCAATTGGAAAATTTGAATCAAGATATGATTGCATATAAAGAAAGAATGCGTGCAGATATCGAAGCACAAAAAGATTCTTTAATGTCTCAAATGATTGCAATCGTGGCTATCTTTGTTGGTATTTCATTTGTTATGTTCGGTGGAATGTCACTAATCAATGATTTGTTTACTCATGTTGATGGACAACCAGTGCCTTTAGTTGAACTGATCTGCTTAGGATGTTTAATTGGAATTGTAATGATTGTAGTCATGTATTGCTTTATTATGTTTATCTTATCAATCACAAGAAATAAAATGTTACGAGCTAAAAAAATATTTTTTAAAATCGTTCTAAAAACTTGTACCATTTTAGGAATGGTTTCATGTGTAATGTTTATAATTTGGTGTTGCCAAACATTTTTAAAATAAAAGTTCTCCTATTAACTAGGGAACTTTTTAATTTATAAATTCATCCAGTACCTCAATATCATCATTAACTAAAGTATCTTGCATTATTAGTATGTCCAATACCCTATCAAGTGTTGTTTCAAAAAAATGAGATTGAGCAGGGTGCGCATTACATAATGCAACATCAAAATCATTGAATATGATAATATTGTTGATTTCAGTATAGTAAATGAAAGCAGGGCAATCATGATCATAATAATCTATCATCATTGCACATTCTTCTATCATATCATCACATTCGTAGTTTGCATAAATATGTAGATGTTTTTCAAAATTATTATCTATGTATTTTCTTATGTAGTTGTAAACATTATTGAGTGCCATTAAATTTAACCTCCTAAAAGTAGGTTAAAAGATAACTATCATAAATGAAACATAAAACGACTGAAATGACTTTTTAAACGACTGAAAAAATATTATTAATTCCGCAATTTGAAATAAAAATGCGGAGTATATGCGTAATTAAGTGAAAAATGAGCTCCATTATTAAACATAAAGCTAGTAATATCAATATTTTTGAGAGATTGAAAACTAAAAATGCCCGATTTCGATTTCGTATCGGGCACGTTAAAACATACTTTTTTATATAAATTCATATTTTAATAGAAAAATGTGGAGAAATTGCTCTCCACATAGACATTTTATTTTATATTTCTTTATACCTTTTTATACTTCTTTATTTTAAAGTTGCGGAATAATTGCGTAATCAGCTATTACTGCGGAATGTATTTTTGATTTTTTTCTCTGAAAAGAAATCATTTATTACACTATCAAAAATATCTACTGCTTCATCATCCATTTCAGGAGTGAATGTTACATATCTATCTAAGGTTACTTGAACCGAGGCATGACCAAGTCTTCTTGATACTGCTTTGACATTTGTTCCAGCTTCTAGTGCTTTAGTTGCATAGAAGTGTCTCAATGTATGAAATCTAAATTCCTTGTTGTAGGGCTTGAGCTTCTTTTGAATATTTCTTCTAACGTAGCTAGGTCGCTTTAGATAACCTTTTGAATCACTACATACATATTTACCCCCTCCAAATGTTTTACCGTAGAGAAGGGCAAATTTATCCAAATTAGACTTATACTTTTTTAACATTTCTATCAAATCATTAGAAACTTTAATGTTTCTAATCGATGTAGGGGTTTTTGTTGCAATTTCATGAATACCACCAATTTCACTTATTTGCTTATTGATATCTAATGTATGATTTTCAAAATCAACATCATCCCATGTTAAACCAAATATTTCAGAGCATCGTGCACCAGTGTAAAGAGCAATGTAGAAAGAAATGTATTCTGGATCAGTTTCATGGAACAGGGTAGGGATTAGCCTCAAAGTATCTTCATCTGGCAATTCATAATTTAAACATTTATCTTTTTTATATTTTTTCTTCCTGATATAGAGATATGGATTATTAGCTATAAATCCTTGATCAAACGCTAAACGAAGCATTTGTCCTAAAACGATATGAACATTTTTCATAATGTATTTAGTTAGGTGTTCAGATGCTTCTGTAATAAAGTTTTGAACCACCATGACATTTATATCTTTTAAATATAAATGGCCTAAACAAGGCTTAATATGATTGTTGTAAACACCTGTATAGCCATGCATTGTATTTTCTTTTAATGATTTGTTTATTGCTTCATTTTTCAACCAATAATCATACAGTTCGTTTACAGTCATTTTATTTTGAAGATTCTGATAGCCCATTCGATTATACGCATCAAGCTTGATTTTTAAATTTTCTTTTGCTTCTTTTAAAGTAGCTCCATAAGCATAAATTCTTTTAGGATTCCCGTTTTCGTTTTTACCAACAACTTCATTTACTTCATATGTATATTTACCATCTTTTTTCTTGATTTTTCTTGCTTTTGCCATAAATCACGTCTCCTTTCGTATAATAAAATGCCTATAGACATAAACAGGCGTAATATATTTAATTAAGCTTCAATGCTTTTTCTTTTTCAAAAGCTATAATCATTTCAGTTATATCAATCATATCTTCAGGACTGACAGTATGATCAACAGCTAATATTGAATTTTCATAGACATCTATATAATCATCTAACATTTCAGGATGATTATCATAAATGTAATCTAGGTTTTTATCGTGGTTGGTATTTTTCATATTATTGTTTCTTTAGTTCAACTACTTTGCTGACACCTTGCATAGAAGCGGAAAATGAAAGAATATCATTTTTATATGTAAATTCTTTTGTATCATCATTTGAAGCTAATAGTGCATTTTTAGTTTTTTCATGGTCATTATTAGATACCCATGAATATTCACTAGTGGCAGTAGTAGGAGCATCATATGAACCAACCCAATAAGTTGCTTTTGTTTTTCCTTCATCCGTCACCCAATCGATAGAAATAACGTTATCAGAAATTGTGGCTTCCATCCATGTGCCCTCATTTTCATCTGATTTCCAAGTCCCTGTTAAATTTAAAGGTTCTTTCTTTTCTTCTTTTTTTGTTGTAGTTGTTTCTTTTGAAGATGAATTGTCTTTTGAACTGCTATTTCCACATGCAGTTAGAGATAGAACTAAAGTTCCAATTAATACTAGACTTAATAATTTTTTCATTTGTTTTTCCTCTTTTCTTATTTTTTTTGAATTTTTCTTTTTCTAGGTTTAAATACATAACCTCTTTCGATTTTTTTCTTGTAATCATCTATCCATTCATCAACAAGAATTTTATTATCATCGTGATGATAAACATTGTCTGAATATAATTTTTCATCATAAGGTTCATACCATTTTGTGGCTTTATATTTTTCTAAGATTTCTATTGATTTATCAATTCTATTCATTTTCATATATATTCTTGATACTTGCCCGGGTGCCCATGAATAGTATGGAGCAAGAGCATACGCTTTTTGAAAAGCTAATAATGCATTTTGATAGTCATATTCTCCTTCATATGCTTCTCCAAGCCATGATAATATGGTTGCAATGTGAAAATTCATAGCATCAAAGTTACTCATTTCATAGAGTGAAATATAAATAGGATCTATTTTTATGAACCGGTCTTGATACAGTTCATTTGTAAGATAGTTCAAGAATATTTCTATACTTTCTTTTCTATGAGATACTCTTGAATTGTGATATGCCTCACATAAATAATATCTGCTTTGAGGGGTGTTGTATTTTTTTAAAAGATTTATAGCGTAATCTAAACGTTCTTGTCTTGAAGAAAAACTATCTATAATTTGTGGCGATTTATCACTCAATAAATCATGTCCGACATAATCAACGTTAATTAAATCTTTTGCGATGCATATTTCCTCTGTACACATAAAACTTCCTCCGAAATTTTCTCATTCAGTGAATACCACACTTTAAGCGGTATTCCTTTTTCTTTTACAATAAATTCAATATTTTCTAGTTCTTTTATATTATGTAGTTCTTCATACATCAGTAATCTAATAGCAAATTCATTTGCTTCTCTTTCTAAACGAGTTTTATAGACTCGCCTTAGAAAATTAAAACTGATGTTTTCATCATAATGCAGGACGTAGTGTCCTAACTCGTGTGCTATAAGAAAATTTTCATACGCACAATCTAAATCACTTCTTACAAATATGTAGCCTTTAGAATCAACAATCATCAGTCTTGAATCTAAAGTTTTTGCTTTGAAATCTTGGTATTCAATTGAAATATCAAGATGATCTACAAGCTCTTTAATGTTTGAAGTATTATATTTTTTAATTAAATCTTTGACTTTATATTCTATATTCATTCATAAGCACACTCCTTTAAATAATAATTATTTGTGCTTTCTAGAAATAATACAAAATATATCAATTATATCGTTTGTCATTTCCATAATTTCAGTATTTGAAATAGAGTCAAGTGAATATCCTCCCAAATCGGCAATTACTTTTTGACTAAGAATAAATGAAACTGCTTCTTGCGGGGTAGAGAAAGATATATTTTTCTTTGATTTATCATAAATAGACATATCACTATCAATATCAGTTCTACACATTATGTAATCAAGTGTTACATTAAAAAAGTCTGCAATTTTTACCATTTTATCAATTTCAGGTGTTCTTTTATTGTTTACATATTGTGATATTGTTGCTTCGGAATCAGAATAACCATATTTTTCATTAAATTTATCAACAAATTCTTTTTGAGATAGTCCGTTCTTTTTTATTAATCTCTTTATTCTAGTTCCTGGATTAGTACATCTAACATTATCATTTGATTTGTTACAACAAAGATAATCTAAAGATACCTGAAAATAATCAGCAATATTAATTAATCTATCTAAATCAGGAATACGTTTGTTATGTTCAAACTGAGATATTGTTGCTTTAGACTCATTAAGATGATAACGAGCATTTAATTCATCAGCTAATCGATCTTGCGTTAAATTATTTTTTTGTCTTAGCTCTTTTAATTTTAAAGAAAATGAATTATTTACAGTTATCATTTTTTGTGTCTCTTGGAAACGATTTTTAACATATTAGCAACATCCTCAGCCATTTCCATAATTTCTTCATCTGACATAGATTCTAAATCATAACCGCCGAAATCGGCAACCATTTCTTGTTTTAGAATAAAACTTAATGCTTCTTGAGGAGTAGCAAATGATTGATACTCTTGATCAAATTTGTTACCTTTAACGAATCCTGAAACCTCTAAAAGATATTCCAAAGAAACATGTAGTGCTTTACTAATTTCATTAAGTGTTTCTATAGTTGGTGAAACTGGTTTACCTGTAGAAGGATTACAACCTGTTTCTAATTTTTTTAGATATGTATGACTAATACCTAGTAGTTCAGAAAACTCTCTTAAACTCATATTTCTTTTTTCTCTTTCTTCATGTAAATATTTTCCTAGTGTATTCTCCATGAGGTACACCTCCTTATATATTAAGTGTAAACCACAGTTGACACCAATACAAATAAAAGTTTACAAATCTATGTTATACATAGTTGACAATATATGTTATCTATAGTAAACTAAAGTTGTGGAAACAATAGATTACACAAAAGGAGGTGCCAAAATGAATAAAATCAGAGAATTTCGCGAGAAACAAAATATGACACAACAAGAATTATCTGAAAAATCAGGTATTAGTAGAGCATATATCTCTCAATTGGAGAATAACAATTCTTTAATTGTTAAAAGCTCTACAATGTTAGCTATTGCTAGTGCATTAAAAAAACCGGTAGGATCTATTTTTTTTAAGTAAAATGGAAACTATATGTAACACATTTGTGTTTACATCTATCAAGCACAAACATATTTTAACTGATATTTAATAAAGTTTCCTAAAAAGACACTCTATTAAATACAAACATTTGGAGTTTAAAGAAAGGAGAAAAAACTATGGATGAAACAAGAGAACAATATCTAGAAAGAATTATTAATGGTTCAACAGCTTACATCAATGTCAAAGAAAGAAGAGAAGAAAAAACAACAGAACAAATCATTAATGATTACGTTGGTGTTCTAAATCAAATTTTAGAAATTCTAAACATGGAAACTTTAGAAGATGAAGAACTTCATTATGTAAAACATTCATTAAGAAAAAGGTTTGAAGGTTCTATCTTACTTGGAATTTAGGAAAGGAGAGGTAATCATGGCAAGAGAACTATATGGTCCATTGTTTTCAGTAAAGAAAGCAGCATCCTATTTAGGAATTGGAATTAACAGAACGTATGCCTTGGTTAAAAGTAATAAGCTAAGACATATTCCAGATAAGAACGGTTCTTTGATTGCTAAAAGTGTTCTTGATGATTATATCGAAGAACAGTACAAAAAAGCTCTTAGTTAAAACAATTAAATAAATTACTGATCATCCAGGAGCCAATCTCAACTCCTGAACAAATAAAAAAGTCATATAAATCATAAAGATGGTCCTAATATTGTGAAATTAATCATTTTAAATAACACGAGGTTGGTTCCTTGGTGGTCAGTAATGGAAAGGAAAAGAAAATTTATGAGTAAAAATTCATTAATTATCATCTGCTGTATTTTGTTTGTTGTCATTGCTGTTTTAATCCACATGTTAAAGGAATTCAAATGGTATCAAAAATCCTACTATGAATTGGCAAATAAGATTGCCAAAGATAGAAGAGATAGAAAAATGCTGGTTCGTGCGGATAGAGAAATGATCAAGAGTGAAATAGATAAAAAATTTCTAGCAATTCTCAGAATTTCTCAAAGAGAGGATTATCCAAGAAATCGTTTTGAATTGGGCTATGAATCAGGAAGATTTGAAGTAGAAGTTAAAAACTTATTTCTATCAGGTGGCCTTACAACACATGAGGAAAAGTTTCTTAAAAAATGTGAGTACATTGCAATGTTTGAAGTGAACGAAAAGGAGGTGTGATTTATGAAATTATCAGCAAGAGGTTTGGCCACGATTATTGTTATCGGTTGTTTTATCGCTAACTGTTTAGCAATCATAGTCAGGAGTATATAAAAAAGGTGCCTATATCTAGGCACACAACATAGCAAATAAATTTTAAGTCATTAAAGGAGAAAATGCAATATGAAAGTCAAAAAAAGAACATATTTTCTTATTTCAATATTAGTGATGTTTTGTATCATCGCTCCAATTTGTTATTACCAAAACAAGTTGGATGCTTATGAAACAAAAATTCAACAACAAAAGGGAAAGATTTCTCTTTTGGAAGATTATTACAGTGATGCTTTATCTGATAAGAATCGCTTTGAAGATTTATATGACAGTGTTCAAGAGGATAACAAGTATCTCATAGCTCAATTAGAAGAGCTTCAAAAATGAAGAGCTCTTGGCCAATTTACTGTTACTTACTATTGGCCTGGAGAAGATATTTACGGTCGTTTAACTTCTACAGGTGCTATTGCTGAAGAAGGAAGAACTATTGCGGTAGATCCTTCAATCATTCCATATGGTTCTATAGTCTTGATTAATGGCAATGAATATGTAGCTCAAGACTGTGGAGGAGCTATCAAAGGAAACAAGATAGATATCTTCGTTGACAGTCCAAAAACGCAAAAGTACACAGTAGAAATCTATATAAAAAGAGAGGAATAAAATATGACAAAAAAAGATTTAGAAGACATCATCCAAACCGCAAAAGCTGCAGGTGCAGATGTCAAGGTTGTTCAAATTGGTTCAACTGAAAAGGAAACAGATGAAAGACCAGCAGTACCATTACTTAAATTAGAATTAAGCATCAAGAAAGATGGAGATGCACTTTCGGTATTAACTGATGCTGATTGGAACATCTTAGGAAGTCTTTTCTTAGAAATGGCTCCAATCAATATTGACATTGAAAAGGTCAAAGAAATGTTTACACCGGCTAAAAATGCTTTCATGCATTGCAGAAAAGAATTGGATAACTATATCCAAGAACAATTTAAAGGAGCTTTAGAGGATGAAAAAGAAAGAATTAGAAGAAAGAGTTGCTGATTTAGAGAGTTCAATCATTTGCATGGAATGTAAGGATCATCTAGACAGTGATGATTATCTTCAACTTGGTTATCTCAATCAGGAATTAGCAAGTGCTAAAAAGGATCTAGAAAATGGAAACTACGAACTATGAGGAGTTCTTTCCTAATTGTAATGTCGATTATGTCAAAGACAAAAAACATTGGCATCAATTAAGAGGAAAAGGAATTGGTGGTTCTGATGCAGGAATTGTAATGAACGTAAACAATTACAAAACACCTTATGAATTGTGGGAGGAAAAGACAGGTGTTAAAAAGCCTGTATTTCAAACGAGTGAAGCAATCGAAAAAGGGAATGCATTAGAACCTGTCCTTATTGAATTGTTCGGTGTGCTCTATAAAAACAAGTTTGAATTAGTTGATACGAAAGATATCAGTTTATCAAACAAGAAATATCCATTTTTAAGAGCTAATTTAGATGGGGCAATGATTGAAATTGTAACCAAAGAAAAATGGGGGTTGGAAATCAAATCAACAACTATTCAAAATGGTGCAATGTTAAAAGAATGGGCCAATGATCACATTCCAATTACTTACTATTTCCAAGTATTGCATTACATGATAACCACTGGATTAAGGCATTTTGTCTTATATGCAATTCTTGATATTCCGTGGGCAAATAATGGTGCAGGGAAGCAAGAAACAAGAGTTGTTTATCTTCACTATGATGATCTTGTTCTTGACGCAAAGTATCTATTAAAAACGGAATTGTGGTTTTGGAATTTAATCCAAAGTCAAACACCACCACCATTTTTAGAAAATAGGAATAAGGAATTAAAAGAAGTCAATTAGAAGGGAGAAAAAAGAAAATGAATGAGTTTCAAACAGGGCTACTCAATGAATTGGTAGCCGTAAAAATTACAACCAAAGAAGAATTTGAAAAAGTAATCAATTTCTTATCAATCAATAACTGCTTTCTTGTGAATGGAGAACCAGTAGTCAAATTAACACATCCAGGAGATAAAGCGTTTGTCATTTTAAAACAAGACAATGCAATCTTCTGGCAACCAGCTAATCAAGTGTTAGATGAACGTTATAAAGTTGTCAGCGTTATCGAATTCTTTAGACCAACTGAAGAAGAAAAGGTCGTTGAAGCAAAAGCTGAAGTTATTGAAGAATATGTTGACATTGATGAAAAACACCTTTCATTAGAAGTTCAAAAAAGACCAGCAAATGAAGCGATTGTTTCAAATATTGATGAAATGGTCAAATTGATTCCAGCAATTGAAGCTAAGAAAGGTGTGGTTGTAGATGAAAAGAACTACAAAGATTTTGTTAAAGCTAAAACTGGAATGGTTCCATTATATCGTTCGTATGCTAAAAAATTAGAAACTGAAAGAAAAGCAGTCAAAAAAGCATACATTGAGCCTTATCAAGAATTTGAAGCAAAGGTAAATAAAGTTGTTAAAGCTTTAAATGATACTGCAAGTGTTGTGGCTGAAAATGTGGATGTATTTGTTCAAAAGCAAAAAGAAGCTCTTAGAAAAGAACGTCAAGCAGCTATTGATCAACTAAAAGAAGTATTGATTTCTAGAAAGATGATTTCAAAGGAATATGCTGATCAGTTCGTTTTTGATGAAAAATGGCTTAACGCTTCAACATCCAAAAAGAAATTTGAAGAGCAAGTTGAAGCTCAATTCAATTCTTTAATGGAAAAAGAAAAGAATGACAAATTGAATCTTGAAATGATTGAAAAAACAATCACCAATGCATGTCTTATCGCAAATGTTGATGAAAAAATCATTTCAAGAGAAAAATATCAAGCTCTTTTAAATACTGAAGGTCTTCCTAAAGTAACTGAAATGATTACTGATGAAGTAGACAACATCAAAAAGCAATCACAAGCGGTTGCTCAACAAAAAGAAGCAGAACTTCAACACCAAAAGGAAGAGTTTGAAAAGAAACAAAAAGAAGCAGAACTTCAACATCAAAAAGAGTTGGAAGCTGTCAAAAAACAAGCTTCTCAAACAGTTGAAAATCAACCTAAATACACACCAATCAAGCGTGGTGATGAAACGATTGCTAACGTAAACGATAAATATGTCGTTACAGAAATAAAACAAACCCCTCCAAAATTTGAAGGTCAAAAATGGAAAAGAACATTTGAATTTGAGGGCGATTTAGCAGCACTTCAAATGTTGAACAGATACATGGATGTAATCAAAAGCATCAATCCATCGTTTAACTTTAGTGAAGTCAAACTAACTGAAAAAGAATTAAGTGATCCTCAAACAGGAGTGATCAATAAATATAACGTAAAGGAGATTAATTAACATGGCAGTACAAAGCATGGTACAACAAGCAACTAAAAATCCAGTAACAACTGGTATCAAAAAATTCAACAATTTAATCAATTCAAGCATCATGAGAACTAAAATCCATCAAATGGTTGGTGCAACTGATTCACAAGAATTTATCACATCAATTACAAGTGCGGTTAATACAAATCCTGCATTAGCTGAATGCGATCCACAAACAATCATCAGTGCAGCATTACTAGGGCAAAGTTTACATCTTAAACCTAGCCCTCAATTAGGCTATTTCTACATGGTCCCTTATAAAAACAAAAAAAAGAAATGTACAGAAGCACAATTCCAAATTGGTTATAAAGGATATCTTCAATTAGCAATCAGATCCAACGAATATGTTGATATTGATGCTATGGAAATTAGAGAAGGAGAATATAAAGGGCGCAATAAGTTAACTGGTAAGCCAGAGTTTGAATTTGTTCAAGATGATGATGTAAGAGAAAATCTGCCAGTAGTTGGTTACATGGCTTACTTTGAAATGAAGAATGGTTATATCAAACGTTTATATTGGTCGAAAGAAAAAATGCTTAATCACGCTGATAAGTATTCACAAGCATTTTCTAAAGAAGCAACAACAGGACAATATCCTAAAGTTTCATTTGCTGATTATGAAGCTGGAAAATATGATCCTAAAACTGAATGGCAATATTCAAGCTTTTGGTATAAGAACTTTGATGAAATGGCCAAGAAAACAATGCTTCGTCAATTATTGTCAAAACATGCTTTATTATCAACTGAAGCGATTGAGAAAGCTGTCACTTCTGATAATGCAGTAATAGATGAAAACTTGAATCCTCATTTTGAAGATGAAAACATCATTGATGGAGTTGCAACTGAAAAAGAAACACCTCAAGCAATTGAAGTAAACACAGCTCCAACGATGCAAGATATCATCAAAGAAGAAAAACAAGCTGAAAAAGTTCCAGTTGATGACTTTGACCCAATGTCAATGTAGGAGGTAACAAGATGCAAGAAGAATACGTTATACTTCCTCAATCATTTACAAGTACAAAAGCCTATAGAGATACATACTCTCTATGGACTTTCACTTATCTATTATTCAATTGTGATTATAGTGGGCATCTAGAATTGGATATTAGAAATCTAGACTTGCCAATCAGTGAAAATAAATTCAAAGCATCATTGAAGAAATTATATGATGAAGGACTGATTTATGGTGATACACAAGGAAATCATAGAGAGATCTATATAAGTGATTATCAAGAAAAGTATGTAGAATAAGAGGTTTAATCAATGGCTGAAAAAGAGGTAAAGAAAGGGTACACAGGATTTTCAAACGAGTTGGTGAATGATCCTATTATTAAAAATTCAAAAGCATGGACTCTGTTTTCCTATTGCCTCTTTAAGGCTTATTTTGATGATAAGTATGGAGAGGCAGGAACCTTTACAACCACACAAATAGAAATGAGAAAGAATTTGAATTGGGACAATAAAACCTTAAAAAAATTTATGGAATTCCTAAAAAACAAAGGTTATATAGATTATAAAACAACTCCTCAAAATACGTTTATAAAGGTGCTGAATTATAAGAAGTGGCGAGGGTATTAGTATAGGAGAAATTCCTACATGGTATAGGAGAAATTCCCATACTGTATAGGAGAAATTCCTACAACAAA